ATTGACTCTTTTGTTCCTTTTCTTTTTAGGATATAAGGCATACTCGATAGAACACGACCCCATATTTCCCTTTCAATATCCTTTTCAGATTCTTCTGAATAAACTTCGTATGTTGATGCAGTTGCTGAACCACTTAATTGATATCCTTTTATATATCTATGTAATTCTACTAGTTCTTTACCAGATGGTTGTTTCCAACCGAAAGCATCTGAAATAGTCCAAACCAAGTCCTTTGATAATCCTTTTGTTAAATCTTCTCGTCTATCATATGTGTCCTCAAACGCTTTAATATAAATTAACAAGTTATCAAAATAATGTCCAACCATATCTAGGAAATCTAAAAATGGTTGATTTTCTGAATCTCTTACCAAGTGTTCGGGAACTAAATTTATTAAACGATTTGGGTTACTATTGTCATATGATGAAGCGGAAATTATATTATTGTTATACCAAGTTGTAGCGGCTGAAGCTGTTACATCTGTCAATGTATATGGTTTAGATGAATTAGATTTCGGCCAACTTGTATCAAATTGTAATCCAAATGAACTTGATTCTGCTGAAGAACTTTGATGATACAAATATTTTTCATAGTGGTCAAAATTATTTATGATACCATTTTTTAACTCTTCATTTTTTNCTATCACCGAATCATATACCGATGATGTTGTTCTTGCTTTTATTGCAAAAGATGCACTTTCAAGTGTATATGNTTCGTATTGTTGTAACTTTGTTCTAAAGTTTTTTAGTCTTTTTTCTACCGAACCAAATGTTGAGAAGTTTTTATAATCATTATAATCTACATTTATATTTGCAGATTTACTACCACTCTGTATTTCATTGAACAATGAACTTGATAAAAAATTATTATTAGTATAAATATCATCTAAACTTTTCTGACTACTCTTAGAATTATTAATGTAATCTATTGATTGGTCTGATGGTTGTCTTAGTATTGGGTCACCCAATTCTGCATCTTCAAAAGGATACAATCTTATTTTTTCCCTAATGGGTTCTGACATCTCTTGGACAATGTGAACATTTTGTTTTGTTTGAATATTATTTGGTAATTCATCATAAGTTTTCAAAACAACTGAATGTGGTTCTATTTTTACACTCTCGACATCTGTCTGTGAATTTACAATTACTGCTTTTTGGTTGTTACCAAAATCAATTAATGTATTTAATTTTTTATAGTCAAAGTTATTATAATCTATAACCCAGTTTGTACTTTGGTTAAATGTTCTTGGGTCTAGTCTCTCGTCTAGTTGGTCTTTTAAAGTATCTTGTGTAATAACAATACCTTGTGTAATATCTATATCTTTAATTTTTGACTTGAACGATTGATATATTTTATTTGGAATATCAGTCACTACCGTGGTTTGTCCATCACCACCTTCACCATCACCACCTTCACCATCTGTTGAAGACTCGTCAACTACTCTCCAATTTCCAGGAACATCGTACACTTCGTTTTCACTTTCATCTGGTCCACTTTGTAAAGTAACATATACCTTTGCAACAACAGTCCAATTTCCTGCTTTGTTTTTGAAGTCTATTGTTAACTCTGAGTTATCACTTTTTGGTTGTGGGTAAAATCCCGCACCATTTCTTGATAACAAGAATTGATATCCAGTTATTGTGTATGATGAATCTTTATCTATGGTTTCTACTTTGATTTTCCCTTGTTGGTTATCATTGGTAACATTGAAAATATAGTTTCCATCAGAGATAGAAAAATTAGGGCCGTATATTAATTTAAATTCCATTAGTAGTTAATCCCTTGTTCTATAAATGAATTAGCTAATTTAACCCCACTACGATTATAATCTGGTAATACTGCTATCAAATTTTCCTTATATATAGTAATCTTATTTTGTCTTTTATTTGAGTAAATACCTTTATCAAATGTTAACTCAAATTTTGCATCATACAATAGACCAGTTTCTCTTAGTCCATTGTCAGGTAATGGTAACACACCATCGATTATTGTTGTTCCAGTTCCAATCTTTGTTTGTCTACTTGTAAATACATTTTCTGTACCGCGTATAATATCTTTACCAATTAATGTTACTTGTAATGTTGGGTTTAGTTGTTTAATTTTTAATAAGTCTGATAATGTTGCATTTAGTCTAAATGGAAAACCAGTTTTTCTAGCTGTTATATAACCCATTATGAAAGCTCCGTTAAAAAGTTTACGACCAGAGCCTTTTTTTACTGCCAAGGCTGTTTCATACATATCTCGTTCTCCACCACCACCACTATCATTAGCAACATCTTCGAATGTATCACTAAATATAATATTATCGGATTGTTGTTGGTCTCCGTTATTTATTCTTGCGTCACCAAATCTTGGACCACCTCTTCTCTCAATAGCAAACCCATCATTAGTTGCACTTAATTCTGTTAAATCCATTATTTCAAATGCATCACTAATGACGAAATCACCACCAATCATATTTTTATTTAATTGTATAGAATTGTCACCAGCAAGTGTAAATTCATTTGAATTATTTGAATTTGGATTATCAAATAACATTACATCTGTGTTTAAATTATTAGCATAAGTTACAAGTTTTTGTTCTGTTAGTGCTCTGAATTGTCTTTTGTATTCGTCGTTTTTAATCGGTAAAGTTGCTAATCTAATTTCTTTTCGACCATTTGATACTTCGTGAATATAATACTTATAATCCACTTCTCTTAATGGTTTTCCTGATTCTCTTTCAACAACACTATTATCAATTAACACATCATATTCCCCAGTATAAATTTCATTTTTTTGATTGAGTAATACTGGTTCACTACTTCCGGCTACTTCTCTTAGGAAGTTAAATTCAATTTCATAATCACCCGAAAAGTATCCATTTTTTCTTAATATAATTCCTGGATTTATTTCAAAGTTATCATCAACATTTGTATATTGAACTGGTTCATCAAGTCTTATTGAATCTAATAAAGTTCCATTAGTATTAAAAATATTCATCTCGATATAATCTCTTGATGACTTACCAAACTCTGTTCCGATATCCTTACCAAGTACAGTTTTTTTACCAGTTGAAATTATATCATAATCTTTATCTGATATTTTTGATTTTTGTTTTTTATTTATCCAATGTGCCATAATTAACCTGCATTATAAACCATTGGTGTACCCAATGGAATTAAATCTAAATCTTCCTTTTCAATAACTAAAATTTCATATTCAATAAATGAAGACAAGAGAGTTCCTATATAGGAATTAAAAATTTGTTGTGTTGGAAATTGTCGTTTAGAATTATTTTCTATATAATAAATTTGTAGATAATTTTTAATTCTTTCTTCGTCTGTACTAACTGATATATTATTCCAACCTTTTGGAGCTACAATATCACCATTTATTAAATCTATTGTATAACCATCAGTTCTTTCTCTCGGAAATTTTCTTGATGGTGTTAGTAATGATAAACTTACTATTGTTCCGTCTGCATCTTGTTGGGTAAATAGTTTAGGTTCTAATAAATTTTCTTGTGGTTGGTCTACTAGTCTTACGACTGGTAATGAATCTCTTGTATCAATCAATTCATTAATACTGGTATCGATTGTTAAATTAAATTTTTCACCCGATGAGAACACTGGATACATATTTTTGTGAATTATATTCTGGTCTGGTGAGTCAAGTCCCGCTCGTTTGAAAGGTTCTTTCAATCTTACTTCATCATCAATGTCTTCAAAACTTAAAAGAGTATTATTCTTGTCAACAATATGTTGTCTGATTTCATTTTCCTCTTGTTCCTCTTTTGATTCGTTTAAGTAAGTAATATACTCATCTCTTCTTGCTTCAATTCTATCTTGATACCATTGATATGTTTCTAATTCTTCTCGTGTGTAAGGCATTTTTTTACCTCGTTACTTTAAATATGTGGTCTTCGTCTAGTATATGTTCTACTCTTGTATTTCCACTACCACTTACAACTTTGTATAAGAAACGATAGTGTCTCTCTGGTTGAAACGCATTTAAATCCATTCTGAAATAGTTTCCACTAGCATCACAACTTAAATATGAACCGGATGAAAATGGAACGATTGTATCTTCTGTTAGTGCATCTCTAACTGAATATTGACTTTGACTTGGAATAAATTTTACTGTTAGATTTTGTGAACTTGTTGAATAGGTTCTTGTTGGAAATCTTTCTCTACCATAAACTCTAAATTTAACTTTTGATTTTTCTTTATACTCTTCTCTCAACCCTTTCATATAAATTGTAACTTCATCTACATCATCTGCATCTAAAGTTGATAATGAACCAGTATTAAATATTGAATCATCATATTCTACTTCTAACTTTGGTGGATAAACGGTGTGGGTGTCTCTTGAAAAGAACGCGAAATTTCCAAGTCTCTCTGTACTTCCCTCATCAACATTACTATCAGAGTTCCCTACACTACCAGAACGTTTAACAATAAATCCTTCATTAGCTATTGAACCACTAACCCATTTAGTTACAATATCTGTAACATCCATTCTCATATCAGTTGTTTCGTGATTGAACGATTGAGACGCTTCATATCCACTACCAGTAAACCAAGTTCCACCAGTATTATTTGAACCACTTGTCCATTGAGTTCCTGTTGTTGCTCCATCACGATATCTCCAAGAACAACCTTCAGTAGTTGCTGGTTGGTCAAAGAATCTACCATCACCTTGAACCCACGATTGACTTACTGCGTAAGCATATAAAGATTGACTTGTTGTTAATTCTTTTGAATTAGCGTCATATAAATTTAAGTAATATCTTGCGTTTTCAGGAATTGTTCCTGCTACAATTGACTCTGATATATTTGTTGTACTGAATTTAATTACTACTCTTGATGTATTAATAACCGAACCATCAGCGTTCATATCCTTACGAACTTCTAATACTTCGTCTAATCCTGTATTTCTACTTTGTGTAGCACTACCTTCATATAGTGTTGAGTCTTTTTCTGCGAATTCAAATAAATGCATTATTAAAATCCTCCTTCATTAGTATTTGTTCCGACACCTTGACCACGAATGTCTTTTAGTGGAAATCTTAATTCAAATATACTTGGGTCTAGTGATGGGTATAAAATTCCATTCTTTAGTGCTCCATCAACATCATATCCATTACCACTATAGCCTTCAGATGTTTCATATTTATTTAATATTTTAATATCTGTTACTGAAGCTACACCATCTACCAATGATATTTCATATCCTAAATCACTCAATACTATTGGTTGATTTATTTGCCATCTATCAATGTTGAAAAACTCTAATATTCTTTCGTTTACTAATGCAATAACTTGGTCTTGTGAATAGTTTGCTTTTGTGATAATTTGATAATCAACACCTATGTTGATTACATATGCATTCTTAATATTTACCGCATCTGTGATTGGTCTAAATCTTGATAAATAAGTTTTTAAATTTTCTTTTACAGCTCTATTAACTATTGAAAGTTGTTTATTAGAATTGTATCCAAGAACATACAAGTTTAATGCTAGTGGATTGGGTATTCTAGTCTGTATTTCTGAAAGTGGTTTACCGACATCTTCTTGTGTTATCTCGTAAGTTGATTGTGGTGTTCCACTTAATTGGTCATCTTGTACAATATATGCTTTAGCTATGTTACCATACTTGTCTGGTAATGCATATGTTCTAATAATATAATCTTCTTTAGTAACTGCTCTACCTTGTGCTTGGAAATAAGCTTTAATATTTTCTCTCAGTTCCTCCACACTTTCAGCTCCAAGACCACCACTTGATGCTTCTGGATTAGAAATTCTAACTGATTGTTTTACTGTATCTAATACTGATTGGGATAAACTAGTAGAATTTATTTCTAACGTAATACCAGCTATTTTATTAATCTCATCCACACCAACATTGTCTTGAATACCACCACCATATTGATATGAAATTGTTAATGTAGTGTTAGAAGGTGCTAGTCCATATGTTTTTGTTTTTAAAAAATTACTTGGGTCAAATGTTTCATAAATCTTTGAAGGACTATCTGCTAGGTTGGAACCAACATTGTCTGGATTTGGAATAATTTCCTCATCGGCGTTGTCACTAACACCAGCTCCGAATCTTAATTCTGTTTTCCCATCTGGTCTTCGATATATCGTAAATCTTCGTGATACTCTTTTTAATTTTAATAGATAAGGAACATCATCTGAATATTGTGCTAGTGTTGGGTCATTATCCGAATCATTGTGTACTTCATCAAATACAGTATCTTGAGCTAGTGAATCAACTTCATTCCAATTGTTTCCATCAGAATCTACAACACTTATAATATCTATAATATTATTGTTCGATAATTTAATACTTGAATATTTTTTAGCCCCACCAAACGTAAAGTCTTCACTTGTAACAGCACCACTTTGTGCTCTTACTTGTTTTTTTAATAAATAAAATGTAGGTGAATCGTTACTATCTGTTTCGAATACCGTTGTAACTCTAGTTGAATTCGTACTACTAAATCTAAAATCACAACCTTGTATTGTTCTAAATGTTACTCCATCTGATGTTTCAACACGTGCTCCTACTGGAACATTTAATGCATAATCATAGTCGGGTTCTATACTTGAAGCTGTTCCTTTAGCAGGAACTAGTTGGAATATATCTAATGTTACTGATGAAGGAGCTGTTAGTCTTGGTTTATATCCAAAGGTTTGTGCCATTGAATAAAGAGTTCTTAATTCTTCTGAATATCCTAATAGTGATTCTTTAAATTGTGAGTCAACATAATATGACATTACATCACCAACATAAGCTGCCATTTCAATAAACATCATACCTGGTGAAGACTCATTAAAATCTTTGTGTGTGTTTGGATAATATTGCTTAGAAAACTCTATTAGATTATTTCTAATCTGAGAGAAGTCTTTATTTAAATATCGTACTTCTTTGGTTGATTTTTCATTATTGTTACTTCCGTATGCCATTGTTTACTCCTAATAGCTTGTTGTTGATTCTGATGTTGTGTCAAAATTTAATGTAATGGAATCAAATCTATTTGGTTCATAGTTTAAAGAAAAATCTATATCAACTTTTGTTTCTGTTGGTATAGTTTCGTTTTGAATTACATCAACTTTTGCTATATCAATGTAAGGTAACCAAGTAGACATAGCTTCTTGTATTTCTTGTTTGATTCTATCTGTTAAATCTTCTGTATATTGTTCAAATAATAATTCTCTTAAACGAGAACCGAAATCAGGTTGCATTACTCGTTCACCTTTAGCGGTTAATAAAAGGTTTTTTACATTGGAACCAGCTTGTTCTAATGTTGTCTGTGATTGTGGAAACAATCCTGACCTTCCTCTATTAAAAGGTAGTTTTAAACCAATACGAATATCTGGGTTTAAATCATTTTCTCTTGCACTTGCCATTAATTACCTTTTTTATTTTTATTGATAGCTTTCATTAAACCAGAATAGTCCCTTGTTAGAGCGTTTGTTAAGTGCTCTGGTGCTGTTTCTGGTGTTAGACCTGCACTTCGTAAAGTGCTTGCGGCCGCTACTTCTCGTTTAACCTCCTTGTTCCCAACTCCACCACCATATCCTAGTAGTTCAGTCATACGGCTTGAATCAAATGTATCTCCACCTAATGTTGGATAGTCGTCTTGTTGACTTGCAGTTTCATTTAGAATTTTGTTAAGTGTCGGATTATCCGTGAACTTTTGTTCCTTAACTTTTCTCTTCTTAACTACTGGTTTTGCTTTGGGAATATTCGTTTCGTTAATAAGTATATCAGTTATCTGTTTTTTAACCTCTTGTTTGACAACTTCTTTTATTAATGATACTAATTTACCTTGTTTCATTTCTACTCCTAATCTGTTATAATATCCTGTCTTAAAAACTTTAATCTTGCAATTTCATTAACTAAGTTTACAACTTTTGTCAGAGCTAATCCATAACTTACTGGGTCTGTTGCAATGTTTGGTGTTGCTTTATTTAGTTCTGCTTGAGCTGTTGTTAGTTCATTTTGTAATTTTACGTACTCATCCGTTTTCAATGTCGGACTAGTCTTCGTTACATTCCTCAATGTCTCCATTGGATTTGGAAGTTTTAAATTACTTAATTTTTCTTTTAATTGTTTTAATTCTTCAAATTCGTGTTGTTCGACAGTGGTGAGTTTTCTAATTTCCTCAACACACTTATCTATTTCAGCTTTAATTACTTTAACTGGTCTACTTCTTATATTATCTAAAAGTTTTTTAGTTTTACCTGTAAATATTGTTCCTTCTTTTTGATTATGTTTTACTTCAACATTTTTACCAATAAGTTCATTAAGTTCTCCTGATTGTTGTTTGAGAACTTGTTTAGCATTTAAAACAATATAATCCGCATCCAATACAATTACTGAACCTTTGGAATAAATATCACTTAGTTCTTTATTTGGATTTTTTACATTTAAACTCCCACCTTTACCTTGAACATAAATTGAAGCATCATCTTTGTTTAAATTATTTTTTACTGGTTCATTTATTTCAAGTCCGTCTGTATTATGTCCGGCTATTATTTGAACACTTGGAACAAAATCATTCTCACCAATTTTTATAGAACTTCCATATCTACCAGTCAATATCAAGTCACCACGATTTGCTTCTATATTTCTTTGATAGTTTAAATCTTCATCTGTTGTTTGTATAGAAACTTTTGTATTAGTTCTATCACTCATTCCTGTTTTAATGTTGTTGTTTGGATTATTTTTTATATTGATGATATTAGTATAATAAGTTTGGTTAAAATAATTAACACAAACAACATTCTCACCAACAACTGGATATCTTTTTATGTGTGAGTCTAATGGTAATATGTGAATACCATCTCCTAAAATTTGTTGGTCTTTATTGTTACACCAACTTCCTTTTATAGCTCCATAATACTTATAGTCTGGTTTTCCATTAGATTTTTTTGGAAGTTTGTTTTTATCTAGTAAAACTTCTTTTACTTCTAATGGTTCAAGTTCAAAAAATAAATTTTCTCTTGAATCTACTATTCTGTGAACATCAGCGTGTTGTCTTTGAACTTGTGAATTACCAAAACTTGTTATATTTGATGTGTTAGTTTTCCTTGATTCAGCCATTTTATTGTTTTGATTCTATATCTTTTCTAATTTTATCAGATGTATCTTGTAAATCTTTTGTATCGTGTTCTAATATTGTATTCATTATTTCTTGTTTTTCTGTTTCAGATAAACCAAATTCACTTTCAGATTCACCTTTACCTTCCGCAGATATAATCTTCTGTACAACAGTAGCTAATTTTACTAGTAACTCATCGTTACGTACATTGAGTTCTAAATATTCTTTAATCATAGGAACTATTTGAATAGCAGTATCTCCATCCTTAACCATAGCTGTAATGTTTTTGGTTAAGACATCTAATTGCTTTCTGTTATAGTTTTGATTTTCGTAAATATCTTGAAACAATGATGATAACGACTTTCCTTTGAATATTTCATAATCGTTTGACATAATATAATCCTTTGGTAATAAATATAGGGCAATAAAAAAAGGGAACAAAATATTTAATTATGCTCCCTTTTTTCATTTAAGTAATATGTAGGAAATATTACTTATCATTTCGCGTTCCTACTTACGAATTAGACTCATCAATACCACTAAAGTAATGAACCCAGCAAAACCGCCGTTTCCAAACTTATTAACAAGTGATATCAAATTACTTATAACATCCAAGCCAAATAAACCGTCTACAAATAAAATACTTGCAACAGCTGCTAGGCCTACAAGTGAAAATAGAACTGACATTAAGTCGTCTACATATCCCTTGATTGTTTTTACGATGTCTTTCATAGTTTGTTTCCTCCGTATTGTGAACAAATATACCCCACATAAGTGGGATAATCTTTAATAATTATCTATATTTATTAGTTATGAATAACAAAAGACCCGGTAGTCTTTGTGTCAATGAATCCATTTACTTGAAATTCCTTGTAAATGCCTTTCTGATACCTCTTCATTACATTGATAACTCGTGTAATGTGTTGTGTGTTTGATTGTGTCATTTCTCTGATTAAAATGTATAAAGCTTTTTTATTGAACAATTCAATACTACCTTTGATTCTAAAAATATGTAATACTGCATCAGCAACTCTTACATCTTTTTGTCTTCTAAATATTACATTCATATTATTGTCCCAATATGTTAACATCTGTGTTACAAATTCTTGATAACCCGCGTCAGTTTTTTTCTGTTCTATTTCTGTTTGGATACTTCTGTCCCAATCCATAACGTCAATCTTATCGTGTGTTTTCATTTTTTTATAATTGTTATTATTGTGTAAGATTAAATAATTTTTAGCAACAATACTAAAGTATGAGAATGCTTTACCCTTACCCTCGGTAAATTTATGCATATTCATAACCAAAAAACTTACTACTTCATTCTTTACTTCTTCTGATGAAACATCAAAATAATAAAACTTGAATGTGTGTATTATATTTTCACACAATTTATCAAATGCATTTTTTATATGGTCATTGTATATTCTATTTCTCATAAACGCTCTATCTTCTTTATTATAACGAATAATCGCGTTTTCTGTAACCTCTGTAAAGTAATAATTTTTTCTCTTACGCCCCATCTACTTCTCCTCAGTAATTTCTGTTAATTCCTCAAGTGATTGAACTTCTTCCTTTAATTGTTCAAAGACTTGACCCACCTCATCATCAACTTCAAAGTATCCTTTGTAATCAATTTCTCTAATATTTGTATTTACTTCATTTATCTTTTCAACGTAATCTTCAATCCAATCTTCAAGTTGTTCTTGCTTGATTAATAAATTGTAAACTCCATAACTTAACGCTAATGAAAGTATTACAAAAAATCCTAATACTATATTTACTATCATTTTTTATCTCCAAATAATTCATCAAACAAGTCCGTAGATATTTTACTTGGTTTTTCTTCTTGTGATGTTGGTTCATCAACAGCACCTAGAACTTCTTTAATGTTTTTAATTTTCTCAAATGTTTCTGTCTCTTCTTTTTCAATTGACTCTTTTGTTAGACGACCCTCTATCTGAGCGGCCATCATATCAGCTTGATGTAAAATATATTGTATAGTTGAACGAAGTTGAAACTCTGACTTATAAGCTACTAAATAACTTTTATTTGCTTCTTCATACATTCCGTCTGTTAATCTAATACCGATAAATTCTTTTTTACTAATCGGTATATTATAATGTTGTAATAAAAAGAATGCTCTATCTGTTACTGACATATATTCACACTTTGGATTGTGTGTAAATATTTCCCCCATATTCTTTCTTCTCCACTCATTATCTTGTGGAATATAATAATCATTTTCTAAATCACCAACTTTACCTAAGTCGTGGTGTAAGGCTGAAAATACTAATTCTTCATCTGTAAAGTCTATCTTACAATTACTTTGTTCCCACAACTCTTTTACCTTTAATGAAAAATCTACTACTCTTAAAATATGGTCTACATAACCACCTAACATTGCGTTATGGTAATGTTCTTTAGCACTTGCGGGAGCCATTGTAAACCTATCTTTCATATCATCATACATTTTTAGAACTTTTTGTTTTCTATCTCCAGTTATATATAACTGAATAGTATTGATTAGTGTATCATAATTTTTTTGTATTTGTTCGGCTGTTAATTCTCTCATCTTACCACCATTGGTTTTCTTTATCATTAAAAGTCGGGTCTTTTAATGAGTGTTCTAACTTTTTACCATTTTCCCCGACACCACCTGCATCATCAACGATTTTCTGTATTTCATCTCGTCTTTCATCAGGTATCCATAGTCTTGTAAATTCTTTTGTAGGGTCATCTAATACACCTTTACTCATACACCACAATCTAATCTTTTCCCACGAGTTACTTAGGAATAAATTTGGGTGTGAGTTGTGAAGTAAATTTTTCTTATATCCATTTCCTTGTAAAATATGATATAACCACTCTACACCAGATTTTGTATTATTTACTTTTTTCTTTTTACTATCTAACGCATTAGTTAAGTCACTAAGTAAGTTTTCTTCAAATTGTTTATCGTGTTCTGGTAAAGTCCAATCTAATGTTTCTCCAACTGACATATTATCTAACATTTCTTTAAATGATTTTTTATCTTTAAAATATAATGGATAATCTTTACCCAATACATACTCGTGTGTATCGTGTTTATAAGTTAAACTTGGTCTACCAACTTTGATAGCATCTTGAGCTGATAAATTCCAAGTCATATAATCATCTACAAAACATAAACTTGCAAAACATTTATCTAATAGATAACGATAATTTCCACCACTTGGTAAGTTCTTAACCATCATCCAATCTGGTGCTGGTGCACCTGCTTTTGGTTTCTTAGCGTCATCATCTGTGACCCAAACTAACCACTCATCTCTATCTAAATCTTCTGTAAACTTAATTAACTTTTTTATACCAGTTGTATTGTTCCATCTGTGATTAAATACTAAAATCTTTTTGTCTGGTAATGGAAATGGTTCTGGGTCAGGTAAACTACCAACTCCTAATGGGAAGTAATTTATTTTTTCTTTCATTACTTTTTCATCAACACCTTTTGTTGTGTGGTCATTTTTATCCCAATTAGATTTCATATAATCTAAACTAACAGGACAATGGAAGTAAGAACGATAAGATAAATCAATGGCTTCTAATTGTCTGAAAAATCCAACTGGATAACCACCAGTTGGTCTACTCTTTGCACAATCAACCCAATGGAAAAAGTTAAATGAATCTACCGACATACCATATCTACCAGTTAATAATGCATTATAAACATTGTATAATAATTCTGGTTGATGATTGAATACAAAGTCAAAATCTTTTGCTCTCCAATCTGTGTGTTTAACTAAATGTCTTCCGTGAAAGAATCCACGATTGAATAATACTGACTGAGCATATGGGAATGGAACTAGTGTTACATTATCTCCTAAATCTGGTATTGTGTGATTTTCGGGAGTTAATATTGTGTGATGACACATAGGTAACCATTTAATAGTTTTGGCCATTACTTTATAGTTTGAATCTGCGTGGACGATGTGTTTACTACCTTTCCACCTAACTGGTGACATTACGTGTAGTATTCTTCTTCCGTATAATTTGTGTGTATAACCTGTTTTCATAATAAATTTTTAATTGTTAATTATCTTCTGATAATAAATATCATTTAACTTCATCAAAATACAAAATATTTTTTTAAAAGTCAAGAACTTTATTTAATTATTTGAGATAAATTTAATATCTTCGTTTAAATTTGCTTTCTTAATTGTAGCACTTGTAAACTTATATGGTTTAGTTCCTGGTGATTCCAAGATATCAATACGATTTATAAATCTTGCATTCATTGTATCTTTAACTTGATATACACCGTCCTTACCACCTGTTCCATTTAAAACAATGAAGTCACCATAGTCTAACCAACCACCCCAACGCTTCAATAAATTTCTACTCACCGCAACATACTTGTATTCTGATGCTTTATGTATTCTGATTTTAGTTCCGTCTGCTAATATG